ACTCCATAGTTTGTCGCCGTGGCCGCGTCGGTGCCATAAATAGTGTAATCTTTATAAATCTTTTTCCGGTATATATTGAGTTGATCAACTAAATCTGAATCAAACCCATTATGGCTATGTTCAGTAAATTCACGAAATCTTTCATTGATAGATTTTATGTCGTCCTGTATTTTTTGTATTTCTTCATCTTCCATTATGGGTATAATCTTATTTCTCTTAACTCAAGGTCTATGCTAGATGAACCACTACTCAGCTCTGCTTGAAACTGGATGTTATCGATATCTGTCAATCCTATTTCTTCTGACGTGAATATATAATTTACTGAGTCACAATATATTGTGTCTACTACTGTAAAATTACTCTCTAGGTCTTGCCTATAGCTGATCCTCACATTCCCGCCCGAGGCTAGAGCTGCTTTCCTGGCCAACACGACCTCCATTCTAGAATATGTCCCTTTTGCTAACTTGGTCTGGATTTCATAGAGTGCTGATTGTATTACTGTTTCGTAAGCACTATATAACTTCAACCCGTACAGGTCTGAATTAAAACTATCTATCCCTCCATCATATCCGAAGTAATAGAAGTCATTTTCTGCCCATATAGCGGTTGCATTTGTTGATCCGACTGATGGTGTCTTTTCTATCGTAAGGGTGCCGTCTTCATATAACCTCCACACTCCCGAGTTTCCGGTTGTTTGTGTCTGCACTCCGAATAGCAGGCTTCCATTTAAATCAGCTATGCCACCCCAAGTTATTGGGTTGCTCAGTATGGTGCTTCCTGCGTTCGTTAGATATGCAGGGAGTGATCTAAATAATCTAGAGTACGTTCCCTGAGTTGTATAAATGTTTCCCCAGGTCCCGGGTAGTATAAATAATGTACCACCTATGTTTTTTATTCTTTTGATTGATGTCTCTGGTACAGAAATCGGCATATCAAATGAGTCCGCGATTCTGTTCCAAGGATATATTTTATTAAATGTGTTGCCCCCGATCATTAGATTAGTTCCTAGTTCGTCTAGGCACTGTGCTATTTCTAAGTTTGGCAAATCTAGCGCAGCATTATTATAAGTATAAGACGCTCCAGTTCCGGGTGCGAATGTTTGCCCGACATTTTCTATAATACTTCCTACATATCTATCATCACAGAAGTATATTGCGTCATCTTGTCCTTTAATCGATTCATGACTATTCGTTTCACCTATACCAGTATTCATGGTCTGCCAACCATTCGACCACGCCAAAGCCTCAATCGCCGTAGCCCCAAACACATCTATGACATCTATGGCATTGTTTCTAAATACAAATAAGAACGTTTTAGTTGTGCTTGAGAATGCAGACAAGACTAGTCCATTCCCACTTGCGTTTGTCACGTCTGATGATCCATCATCGATAGCTGAGTTATGAAGTAAATAAAACTTTTCTGATGTTTCAAACCACACACGGCCATTGTTATCTAATGCAAACTTTCTCTCTGTTCTCGGGTCTTCGATAATCCATTTCATCACTCCACTTGGTACCTGATGTATTGTATGAACACCAGTGCCGGTATCCGTGATGTCTATAAATGTTCCAGCGGTTGACCCCTTAGAGTCCGCATAGCTAGCTGATACCTTAAATGTTGTGTGACTTATTCTCGTTATAAAATAGACCGTATCAACTGCCAGCCCTGCCGGGAGTGTGTTCGTAGTAGTAAAATACACTGCGGCACCAGTAAAACTCTCCGCGTTTGCCTCAACGTTCGCGACGCAGGTACACAGGTCAGATGTCGCGGCCGTAAACGTCTGAGTTGTAATTGTGAAACAATATGGCCCGGGCTTCTTTCCGTTTTTAACTGCTCCAGAAAAACTATCGATATCTGCATTCTTAACCATACCAAATCCCTTGTGAGGTGAGTCGGCTACTCCTAGTTCCCAATCTTTGATTATAAGTGGCTCTTGTTGGCTACTCATTGTATTATAATTAATCTTAATACTGCGGCAATAATTACGGTGGTAACTGTACTGACACTAATCCATACAAATTTTTCCACCCATTTAGCTGCATACCTTTCTGGTAAGCAATCTATTTTTTTATTAAGGTGGTCAAACTGTTTGATCATTACAGTCTCAAGTTTTCCCACAGTAGAATTTACATCTTCCATTTTGGTTTTTAATACTTCTATCTCTGTTTCTTCGCTTAGTTTTGTCATATTTAAAATGTCATTACTGTCGGTACAAATGATGAAGCTGCTTCAGTTAATGTTAATGTTCCATCTGATGTGAACTTAACCCAAGTTTCAGATCCGTTAGTACCAGTATCATCTCCACCTGTATGTGAAAATTCAGATGTTGTGTAAGAAACTATAACTATTCCAGAGCCACCTGCGGCTCCATTATCTGTTGTTGCTCCACCACCGCCTCCGCCACCCAATCCATCAGTTCCTGCGGTTAATAAAGCGTCAGTTCCCTCTCTTGAACCCTGTCCGCCACCACCAAGACCAGGTAAGCCACCGCCTGTCGATGCGGGTCCACTTGAAGCCATGCTTCCACCACCACCACCTGCATAGTATGTTGCAGTTCCAGAAATAGAGTTTGATAGACCATCAGCGCCGTCTCCACCCTGACTTACTGTAGCTTCTTCAGTAACACCATTTCCACCAACTTCACTAGCTCCACCACCACCACCTGGACCACCATAAGAAGATCGGTTGGCATATCCCCCCGCGTAACCTTGGTCTACTGTTCCTGCCCCTCCAGCACCCTCGTTGTCATATCCATTACCTCCACCAGAACCACCAACAGAACCAGTTGCATTTGTCGCAGCACCAGCACCACCACCGATTGCGGTAATTGTATCAAAAACACTATTTGAACCATTTCCGTTGATAGCACCACCTGCTCCAACGGTAACTGAATAATCATCTTGGATTACAGTAAAAGCGGCGTCATATAAATAACCGCCTGCTCCGCCACCGCCACGACCTCCGCCGCCGCCACCAGCTACTACTAATACTTTTGCTGTTGCCATATTATTCTCTTATTGCCATATAAACTGTTAACCCCTTAGCAGCTGTCCCATCGTGAATGGAGTCTATATCGATTGTTATTATATCTCCTACTGCCAAGGCTGTTGTTGTCAAGTCTGGTTTGGTCGCTCCTGTAGTTGTAGTCTTTTCTGTTGTATCAAAATCTAATTTATTGGTCGTCATTATACTAGTTCCACCAATGCTTATATCTACTACCAATCCAACACCAGTGTTTATTCCTGCTGTGCTGTTCGTCGCATATAGATAAAATGGAGAGCTGTCGTCTTGCAAGATAGTGCCAGCGATCGGTGAAACAAAGTCTCCGGCTATGTTCGTTGCGACTGCGCAAGCCGTTGCTGCTTCAACCAGGTTAAATACTAACCATCTTATATTTCTTTTTGATGCTACAAATTGATCAACTGGTATTGCTCGCGCTGTATCTGTTCCGGTGTCAATCTCTGCTGTTGTGGCTAATTCTAGAACCCCCTTAGCTGTCTTGCTTCCTGCTGTACAACCACTCAAGTCTCCGGAGGCCGGGGTGCCTAAGGCCGGAGTTACTAACGTTGGAGATGTGGCGAACACTAAGGCCCCACTTCCGGTCTCGTCTGAGATAACACCCTTAAGTTCTAATGACGTTGTCGCTGCAAACTGATCTAACCCGTTTGCTACAAGAGCGTCACCAATCCCCTTAGCATTCAACTGTGTTTGGATCGCTGATGATAACCCCTTGACGTATGATAATTCTGTTAATGATGGATAAGTAGCTACCGCCGCAGAGATAATTTCTTTTGATGCCCCCGTTATTAAGATTTCAGATGCTGTCAAGTAGTTTCCAGTTATTGATGTTTCAAATGTCGGCGCTGTTGCTGGGGCCTTAGCATTAAGTTGAGTTTGGATTGCGCTCGTAAGTCCTTTTATATAACTTATCTCCGTAAGCGATGGATATGTGGCCACTGCGAGCGATACAACCTCTTTGGCCGCTCCAGTCGCCATAAGTTCTGATGCAGTAAGGTTTGGTACTGTGATGACTCCGTCGTCAGATACAGTTGGGCCGTCGGAAGTATATGCTTGAATGACTTTACCAGTAGTGCTATTAAACCGAACTATCTCGTTATCAACTGATAATGCCGGGCCGGTAACGTCTCCACCTCCTGCGAGTGTTGTCCAAACGGGGTTCGCGGCCGCTCCCTGTGTTTTTAAAAGTTGACCGTCTGTCCCTGGACCAAGATTAACCCACGCGGTGCCACTATAATATAGGATGTCGCCTTGGGCAAGGCCAGTTAATGTCACATCAGCCAGGTCTCCTAAGTCACCAGATACCGAAGACACAAGCATTCGATGAGTGGTTGGGTCTACATAAATTGTAACTGGAGTCACGCCGTCAACACTAGAAACACCGATCAGTGTTGTTACTCGATTATTGTCTCGTTTTGCTTCTGCCATATATTTTTATGTTGATTTTATAAGTAAGTTACCATTAGCCGGGTCTCCATAAATAGGTACGGTGGTTTCTCCATCGTCATTTGAGACTCCCAACATGACAGGTACTCTATTCTCGTCTCTGTCAGCGTCGTCATCAGACAAGTCACTTCCGGTATTACCACAATCAACTTGCACAACATGAGTTGTTGGGTTCACGTAGATTGGTATCGTTGTAAATCCATCAACGTTGCTTGTTGCAAGGATGGTAGGTACTCGGTTATTGTCCCTTGGTGCATTTGCCATGTTATTTGATTCCTAAATGGATTTTAGCTTGTTCAAGTGCCTGGTAACTACTCCTAATTGCCCGCTTTTCTTCGATTACAGCTATCTCAGCCTCTCTAGTGACTGTTTCTCTTATCTCGAGCGCTTTTTCGCTTACACGAACGTTTTTGTCCCTCTCCTCGATGCCCCGTTCTCTAAGGTCTAGCTTCTTAATTCTATTATAATACTTTTTGACCTTATTATCCAAATCGATTGTCATCTTGTCTAGATTGATTTTTTCATTTTCAATCCCGATCTTCTGCTTTCCGAGTTGATCACTAATTTCTTTTAACTCTATTCTAAGCTTATTTTTTTCTTCTATTTTCTCTCTGTTATCACTTATTTTGTTTTCGACATTACGCATAGCCCGATCAACCTTGTTTTTTTCTTCAGTGGCATCAGCGAGCATCTTTTTAGCCTCGGCCTTGATCTTGTCAATCGGCAGAAGTAACCTATCTCTCTCTTTTTGTAAAGTACCGATCGCTTTATCTAATGTTATTTTATCCTTGTTATAGTTGCTTTTAACGAGATCAACATTTTCGTTAATTTCTTGCATTTGTTTGTTTGCTTCTTCCCGGGCCGCATTAACTCTAAGCGCTAATCTATTTTCTTCATCAGCAAGTTTATTGACACGAGATTTCGCCTCCTGTGTCGCAGTAGTCTTTTCGTTTTTTATTTCTGCTGGGTTTAGAAGTCTCATCGGTTTAATTATCTATTAATCTTTTGGAGTATGCTCATACCACTCCCCACAGTAGCTCACTACATTGCCAGCATCTCTAGATATAATTCTGAAGATTGTGGTTGCATTATTTTTAAGTATAATTTCCCTATCTCTAGCCACTAGTCCACTTAGGTCTGCCCTTGATGGATTTGTCCCAGCTTTACCAGAGCTTTGAGAATAAATTAGACTTCCTTGTGTCCCTACTGTTGGATCTTTAACTATCACAAGACCACTATCGTTATCTGAATTTCTATTATTATTAACTGGCGTTGCACTAGCTCCACCAGTCACAGCAGAATCTTCGTAAATAAGTATTTCGGTTTGTGATGAACCACTGATATCGAAAGTCATATGTGTTTCTTCTTCCGAATCTGGCGTAGTTATTGCAAAGTTTGTTTCAGCATTATCCGCCAACGTTTCAAATCCACAGATAAAGTAATGACTGCCACTATGTATTTCATGATGCTCGTACTCAATAGTTTGGAGGGAATGAGTTGATCCGTCCATTCTCATCGGCTTGACCATGGTGGCATTGATTCTTCCGTACAATTGTGACGCTATTAATAGCCCAGACTTACCATCTAGGTTATGGTCGTCATCAGTCATGGTTTCGACTTCGGCAATCGTGCCGTCGGCATCAATCACCTGTGTTTTCTGAGAACCGTCAGTCTGATTAGTTTCGATATCTACTAGACCGTTAATTATATCAGTTTGTTTAAGCTGGCTAGCAACATCATCTTCTAGTGTAGAGTTAATGACGTCCTGTTTTGCTTCAGTAGCAAAATCAACCTCTACGCCACCAGAGTCAACAACTTGAGTTTTTTGGGAGCCATCTTTTTGAGTGGCAGCAATGATATCGAGTTCTTCATTTATATCAACAATCCCAGCAATGATAGTATCCTGCTTTCCCTCTGTAGCCCCACCAACTAGTAGCCCCGGGTTTAGTCCACCCATATTATGATGCTTTTATCGCGGTCTCGAGTCTTGTTTTCTTCTCGTCAAATCGAGTCTCAGCTATTGCCAAGTCAACCTCTCTTTGATGTAACTCTTTCTCGCGCTTAGATAACTCTTTCTCTTTTGTTATTATGCCATCTTTCCTGGCGGCGATGTCAACTAATTCCTTGTCCTGTTCGATTTTGTTATCTCTATTTGTCTTTTCAATCTCACTTTTGGACTTTGTTGCCTTTTGAATGTCAGCTTTAAACCCTCTAAGGATCTCCACTGCATCCTGGCTTCTAGTTTCAAGGTCCTTGATGTTAATCAAAAGCCCTTTCTCTTTGGACTCGAGTTGACCTATATCGTATTTTTGAGCATTTATTAAACCACCCAATCTTTTGACCTCGGCTTCGCCGATAGTGATTGAGTCCTTAACAGCATCTATCTGCTTTTTAAGGTTTGCTGGTATCTTTGGGTCGTTTTGTGGTTGTATAGTACCCATATTATAGTTCGGTTACTACGTATCGTGGCGTAGTGCCAGCGATAGTGATAATTCCGGTATAGATAACACCGGCATCTTGGAATAATGAAGCTCCATTTCCGTCGTCATTACCGGTTCCGCCCTTTAAGACATGATGGAATACTGTGGCTGAAGCCCCAGATCCCAACAAGACGAATAATGGATTTGTGCCTAAGTTCTGTATACTCCAACCAGCCCTAGCAGTATTACTGGCTAGAGCTGTTGCGTCGTCTACGATCGCTGGAGTATTGGCTTCCTGCTTAGGACAAATTATTGCCTGTGAGTCTGCCATATTGTTACTTGAGATTATTTATCGGTTTTTGGCTTTTCCGATGTTGCTTATTCTGGTTGCGTTTCTGGTTTTGCCTTTGGTGCTTCATATCCAGCTTCTGCGTCATCATCTTTGCCGCTTTCGTCAACCTTACCGATTACCTGTGGTGCATTTCCGGGGCCAGTTACTTTATTAGTGCTGGCATCGTATGGATCTATCTGCTCTCTTGGCTCCACCTTGATGTTCATTGATGGTTCAGAGACCTCTGTGCCTCCCCCTCCATCGATGTCTAGGTTATCATCGTCTGGAATCTCCTCGACGATTAGTGCCTTTTCGAACACATCCATAAACTCTTTAACTTCCCAAGGTTTCTTTGGTGAGGTGTATTGTTCTTTTCCGTCCTCGGTCAAGATTTGGTTAGTTAAATGTTTGGCGAAATGCTTAGCAATTCCCTTTGGGTACTGCTTTTTTACTCCTGGCTTAAAGGTGTATGGCTTTCCATTCCAGTAGCCAGTAAAAGGTTTCTCTGTGAAGTTGAAGAAAATGTAGTGTTTGGTCATTGATTTATTTGCTGGCCGGTAATCAGCGTTATATCCGGTAGGCTGGCGCGGTGAATCCAGCCGGTTGTATAAGCACCGTTTTTGCGACCCGTTTGGTCTATTGAAAGATTGTTAGTTTATAACAATTTTAACATGATTGATCCGTATTCCGTATCTGTAGATGCGATCAATGCTGTACCAACCTTTGGTAATAGCTCAGCAGCGCCGTCTGCGACTACTTCAACTGCACCGTCCACGTTATCGGAAGCGACAACATCTAAGCCAACGGCTAGATTACCATCGTCTCTAATAGCACATGGTCCGGATACCTGCAACCAACCATAATAGTCGGCGGTCATAGCGTACACGGCTACACCAACTGGTGCAGATGTTGCGGTTGTTGGATTGATAACAACTCCGTCAAGCGGATTTTTGAAGATGTCTACTGTAGTATCAGTAGTTAAGGCAACTTGGACCTCATCGTCAAGAGTTAGGGTCACGACAGCGGCTGTTGCTGCTGGATGACTGCTAATTCTATACATGTGTCCCTCGCCTGCGTCATCTGCGATTGTCACGAAGCCATTAGTGTATTGGTTGGCTGTGACGGTTACTGTACCAACGGTAGTGATAGTCTTCGTACCTGCTGCGGTTGCGGCGACTGCCAAGTTGTGGTCTCCAGTATCCTGAGCGGGTGACTGTTGAAGTTTACCGGCTATTAATGCAGTGCCACCAGCCCGGCCGTAACGGAATGTTCTACCACCGCTACTGTGGACTAGTTCACCAAGGTTATGTAAGGCGCTTACGCTATCCTCATATAAACTTTGGGCTGCCACTGCTGGGCCAGTTCCTGTGATCTGAGTCATAAATCTGTTAGTTAGTTATTAAGGTTGAGTATTTGGTTATGTTACTGTCGGAGCGACGGCTAAACCAAGAACGTTAGCTGTGGAAGTGTATGATTGCATTTGGATTCGACCAGATGCTGATGCTTCCCAATCTGTGATTCCAAGTCCTAAGAATGGAGTACCAGTCACAAGAACGTGGCCAGTAGCTGATTGTGCGGATAAGTCCATGCAACCTGTTACTGCTTGACCATCATTAGTTGAGAATGCATAGAATGAGCAGTTCTTAAACTCAACCCATCTATCGATCGCGCTTGTCCCGGTTAGCAATACATGATTCTGTGTTCCGGCTGTGTCAGCATGCATGATGAATCTTCCGTCTTCGAATACATTTCTAGATGCAGAACTTTCAAACTCTAGAGTAGCGTTAGCGGCTCCACGAGTGAATGTGTCTGACCCGAATGTACAACCTCCGAAGTAGTTTTCTTGACCACCATTGATGTTCAAGGCTCTCCAAGGGGTTGAGTCGGCAGAAGTAGCGTTTGATGTACCTTTGAAATCAACTCCTAAGAATGAGTTGTAATGTCCGGTAACAGAAACGGTCTCGTCAATGTCTGCTGAACTAGTTAGGGTGATTCCTTTGAACATGCAACCATTTTCACTAATTGTCAATGATCCGCCTGTGCCAAATGTAATACCCGCTCTAGCGTCCTGCACGGTCGGTGCAGCATTTCCTACAAGATGAGTAAATCTCTTTGCCCAATCTATAGCAGTAGTTTCAGCAGTCCTACCAGTACCACCGGTTGAGGCTACAATAACTACGTCATTCTGTCCACTAACGCAAGCGTCATAAGCAACTGCGATTGTTTTGAATGCATCGTTTTGTGATCGTCCAGCGTTGGCTGTGTCATTTCCGCCTGTTGGGTCAACATAGAATATGTTACCAACATAGGGAAGTCCGACCATTCCGGCGATATCTTCCGGATAGATTTTTGCTCCATACTTTAATGCTGGAGTGTAATCTCTTAGCTTTTTAGCCATGTAATTATTTCCTTTATATTTCTCCCTCTCTCGTGGCCGTTAGCCCGAGGTAAAAGGCGAAACAATTAGTTATTTAAATTCCTGTGATTCCTGTCAACTTACCATGTCTCTTTGGATTCTTGGTAATGAACTGTCCACCGAAGTAGATGTGTCCAACAACTCCTGCAGCATTAGCTGGAATAATCCAGTCACTCCATGAGAAACCTAATCCCATTGGTGCGCCGTAGTCGTTACCCTCAATCTGAGACTTATAAGCAACTGGCTTTGCCATCTTATAAGGCAATGCATACCAATCTAAGTCGTCTTCTCGAACTGCGATAAATGCACCACTTGTACATTTTTCATCCATCAAGATTGGTTTACCATTGTAAGACAATGCTGTGAAACCAGTTCCGCCTTGCAAACCTTTCATCAAGGAAGCATCTTTTGTGATTCTTTCTTGAGGTCTTAATAGTTGACCGTAGTAATTAAATACTGCTTCAGTAGTGTAGAAAGCTGATGGCTTCTGAGCGCCAGATGCACAATTGATCCACAATGTGTCTACTTTAGCAAGAGTTAATGTACCACCAGAAGCGGTAACAGTACCCTGCAAAGTGTCGTATGTGGCTCTGCTTAATCCACCAATGTTTGCGACAGAAGTTCCGTCATCTACTAACGCTCCAAGACCCAATGGATCCTTTGATGCGTTGCCGGTACCGTCGCCGTAGAAGATAGTGCCTAAGTCATCGGCCATGTCTTCTGTGTCAGATTGGATAGTTAACTTCATCAAGTCTAGAATCTTTTCGTCAGTATCAGCTACTGAAAGCTCATCACCGGGCAGTGCGCAGGTGATCTGATAGAATGATGGAGTGAACTCCATGTATTGACGATTATCTGTAGCTGCTACAGAGAATGTATCAAAACCTCTGAATGATTGTCCAGTAGTATTTTTCGAAACCTTTACAGGTACTCGCAAAGTTCTACCGCTCCACTTTTTAGCAGCGCGTACAACACGCTGGAAAAGCACGTTTGATCCTAAGATCGTATCAACCACGAAAGGCAGGTAACTAGTCTGCACTGTGGTTTGGACTCTTTGTCCGTATAATTCAGCCATTTTAAGGTGGTTATTTCTTAAGGTTTGAATATGCCGCCACCTATTATCTTACCAGGGTCTATCCTGCTGGAAGTCCTTTGTTGTTTTATAGTTTGCGGGCTTACTCTCTCCTGTAGGCTCTGATGTTGTGGCCCCGGCGATCTTCTTTCGAGTCTTGCCGTTTCCGGCTGGCTTTGATGCGCTTTGCTGCATTATTGCCCAACCTGCACGATAATTCCATTGGCCCTTAGAGTCAACTAAATCATTGTCCATCACAGTCTTAAGAAGCTTGTTCGAGTCAACCTTACCTCCGCTTGGGTTAAGAGTGGTATCACTCTCAATAGCAGCGATTGCATTTTTCATGTAAGTAGTTGCTTTTTCAACAGCCTTTGTCTCGCTTAGCTTTGTATCCTCGGCGCGCTTGACAGCACGTTCTTCCGCGGACTTAATCTCAGCGTCACGATCAGCTCTGTAAGCATTCCACTGTTCTTGGTCTCCTCCGAACCATGAGGGTATTTCGGTGTTAACCTTATTCTCCTCACGTTTATTAGAGAAATCTTCTCTAATAGATTTTAGATCATCCTGATGGCGGGTCTCCTGGTCGTTAAACCTGTCGTCCCATTCTTGCTCACGCTTTTTCCATCTTGGATGCTCATGAAATGGAGTGTCTTTATGCGGGTCTTCCGGCTGAGTATTTGGATCCTCGTCCCCCTCAGTCGATGGGTTTTCTACTCCATTGTTTGATTCAGCTGGCGGGGCCTGGGAGTTGTCATTCTCCGCTGCCGGGGTGATAGGGATTTCTCCCTCTACCGGCACGTCTGCCATTAACTCTGTCATAAGTATTTGGGTTATTAATGCGATCCACTATTTGCTTGCGGCACCGTAGAACGAGAGTGCACTCATTAGTTTGATTATAATAAATTAGTTAATTAGTTGTCAAATGAACTACTCGTTTGTTTTTATTGAATTGATTGATATCTTACCATTCTCCTTGGCCAGGTCATTCTTTATCTCCTTTTCTGATTTAAGGTTGTCGTGGATAGCAATGCCCTCTGGATCAAGCTTGATTCCGGCTTGCTCTGCTAGTTGAGCCTGTCCTGCTGGTGGTAGGTCTTTGTAACTGATTGATCTTGATGGTGCGTCTGGTGCTTGGGCTTCATTCTTGGCCTGCATAACCTGCTGAACCCTAGTATCGGTCTTAAATAGGATGTCCGGGGCGTTAGCTTCTAGCCATACATTAGCAGCCATTTCTTCCGGGTTGGAGTAGTCCAGGGCCTTGTAGAGGTCAATCAGCGACATCTTACCGGCTGCAGATAACTCTATTGCCTGGTTCGCCATTGCGGTGCTGTCCTTTGGTAGTAGTGACCCCTCTTTGACGCTGATAATAACTTTTGGAGTTTTTTGCTTGCCGTATCGATCGTCATAGACATATAGCATTTGGACAAACCAGTTATATAAACTGTCAGCCATCTGCTCTAGGTATTCACTGAACCCTCCGCCAATTCTGTCGGTGTCAAGGACTCTGTTCTGTATCTTGCCCCGCACTGTCTTCTCTGACGATAGTCCGGCCGAGCTAGATCCGGATGTGCCGAATATGTCTCTCATTCTTGTCCGAGTATCTTGCAATTGAACGTATATATCATTTGGAAGTCCGGGCGCACTCATCCTGGTGACTGCGTCGTTCACGGCTCCGGTTGGTATAAATATAGTACCGCCTTTTCTAAGCGCTGTTGTTACTCCTTTGGCCTGCTGCTGGGTTAGTCCTGATCGCTCTCCAGATACAACCATTCCGCCATTCATACTGTCTGCATTCTTGTCGATCTGTCGTATTCGCTTGTTTACCAGGTCCTGGCTGGCCAAATTCTGTCCGATCAGTGATGTCTCATCGACTGGTTGCTTGCCCAGGTTGAATACAGATAGCAACACGTACGGTTTCTGTGGTGTTGGTAGGTGGTTTACTCCCTGGATTGTCTCCATTAAAACCTCTCCCTTTTCGTCTAGTTGCGGTTGTCCATGGTCACTGTATGGTGCTTCTTTTTCTGTAGCATAGTTCCAATGAGGGTTTTTAACCTTAAGTAATACCTGCGCGTCTTTGATCGTCCAGCACATGTACTCGTTGGTCCACCATTCGATGAATCCTATCTCGGTTCCAAGTGCTTTACCTTTTTTGTCGTCCACCATCTTATTGATTAGCGCGACGGCTCCATCCTCGCCTCCGACCGCTTCAAGTATATCGATTATCTTAGCTGCTGGTAGTTTTCTTACTTCTCCAATAAACTCGCCGGAGTATCCGTCTTCGTCTACGTTAGCTTCCGGGTCTAGAATAAGTTTGCCGGGTCTAATGACTCTGGCTGTTGGGATATCTTTGTCCAGGTCCCATCCTGCTTTTATTGCACCCAATAGATAGATTGCCCAATGTCTTGCGGCCTTTTTCATCTTTAGCCTTATAACAATCTCGGAAGCTATCTCTCCTAGCTCCTTTTTCAAGTTGGTAGCGTATGCAAGGTTTTCCGGGGTCTGTTCTACTGCCCTGGATAGAGTTACTTGCGGATCCGGGTTTCTTCGAGTGACCTGCGGTAGGTATGTTTCTAATGATTCGAATATAACATTGTCAACCAGACCACGCTTCTTATAGTTTTGGGGCATGTCGAACTGTTTGCCTCTCCAGTAGTTTTCGTTTTCTTTTCCGTGTTCAACAAACTTTGTTTTGACTTCTGATTCATTCCACTTCTTCTCCCATTGAGTGGTTAAACGTAAAAGCTCCTCATTGTCCATGTCGACAGTGAGTTCTTGAAGCTTGTCTGATACTACTCCCTCCCCGGTCTCGGTATCATCAGAGCCTAGTGCTTTGTTGATGTTTCGTCCTAGGGAATAGAATGCGTCTAGTATAGCCATAGATTTATTATACTATTTTTTTAGATTGTCCACAAGTATTATTCATTACGCCAGTCTTCTTCGTCCTTGTCCCACCATTCTTCTTCTGTTTTTACGCCCTTTCCAAACATTTCTTCGGGGTCGAAGTCAACAGTCCCATCCGGGTTGACGACGTAACTATCTGCTGGTTTGTCCGGGTCTCCGCTAACGATACCGCCGGAGTCTCCGAATCTTGATATACCAACCCTCCAATATATAGTGGCGTGTACCCAATCATCTCGATCGTTTCTTAGCCATTTATATCTTGGAACGTTCAGCGCGTTGTCATCATCAACAACTCGATAGATATGAGACCAATGCAACCAGTAGTCATGCCAGTCTTCTATCATCCCACCGAATAGCTTCATCCTTTTGTCTCGCCACTCATCAACTGAAAGCTGAATCATTCTGTTTCTATCCACGACTACGTTTCCACTCTCATCCTTTTCGCCCCAACGTATCAATTGCATTGTTTTCCTGTCTTGGGCGTAGTGGCATAGGAACACTCGGCCGGGGTATGCTTCTCGTAGTTTTCTTGATCCGATGATATCTCCACCCTGATCTATTACCATTATACTATTTGGGAACGCTTTTAGGAAGTATTCTAGTGTTTCGTTCAGCGCTAGCTTATTTACTTTGTCTGGCATGTAGTCTTTAACCTGCCCGAATCCTAGCAGTCCCTGCTTATTGCCATATACGTATCTGAGGTCTATTCCGGTGTCAACACCGATGACCATCCTGCCCTGGTACAGATTCTTCTCGTCGGTCCAGGCTCCCTTAATCATGTCTTCTGTGACGCTGTTTCCGCCTCCGGAGTACGCCAGCCCTAGAACTTTGTTATAAAAATAGTCCATTGTCTGCTTGCCCTTTTGGACTTCGATAAACTTCTCGACTATATCTTGAGCCGTAACCCACGGGGCCATTAGCAACGATATGTGGTATCCGGACCATTTGGCGTTTTCCTTGCCCTTTTTGACCCTCCACTCGCCCACTGCTCGATCGTTTGGTTCCAGGACGGCCTTGCATTTCTTACACTTGAACTCCATGGTCTCCATGTCAATGCTCATCTTCTTTTCGTCTTCTGTATCCCAGGTAAGCATTTGCCACTTATCACAGTGCGGGCATTTAATGAACCATTCTTTTTGATCAGATAGATTCCACTCAACGTCTACTCCACTGTTTGGGACGCTGGGATGACTGAACACATGGGTCTGCTTAAACTTAGAATGCTGCAGTCTGGCCTGGTAGTCAGCTACAACGTCTTGTTTTGAAGAGTCTTTTTCGTCATGGACTAATCTATCGGCTGTGACCATGATCGCCGCTTTCTTGGTCCACGTTCCACGGAAGTATACCATACTTAAGCCGATTTGTTTTTGCTCGATAGTATCCTTATCTGTTGTCAGCCCGCTTAGGTGGGGATTGTTTGAGATTATTCAATTTACTTTACCACCCACGAAAACAGAGACGTCAGCGTCACTTGGTAGGGTATAGATTATATCCATCCGGTGATTCTCTGCGTCTCTTATGCTTTTCAGTATTTCCAGTGTACTCAACCCAATCTGCGCCGCCTTGGTTACTACTAGGTTATCGCTTTGGTCGTTGTAGATGTCAATTAAGAACTGATGTTTGAGCCATTCTATTCGCTCGCCCTTTTCGTTCTTGATCTGGTAGTAGTCTATCCATGCGTCAACGTTCAGAGCTGCCAACTCCTTTGAGTCTAGCTCCGGACTTCCACTGCTCTTTTTATTCTCCGGCTTGCTCATTAGTTTGTGCTTGATTTTCTATTGAGTACGATCCGTCTTCCCAAACAGTTCTGACCTCTCCACAGAGTGGGCATCCTACCCTGGCTCCATAGATATCACGGATTGGCACCACAACGTCTGGCGCGGTTGAGTTAGAAGAAAACTGCTTTGTAGCGCTCCCTCTAGTCACTTGCTCGATTACAACAAACTGATGTTGACATTTTGGTTTACTATCAGTCGACAATGTATCTACTTCAATTGGTACTGGCATATTATTTGTTTCTAGCGAATGATTTAATTAGCTTTGTTGCACCTTGGTGATCGATTGCCTCACCGTATAGCGGACCACACAGTGACATTGCTAGGTCCCAGAGGTATCTTGATCGCTTATTCCGGTCAGTCACTATCTTACACACCTCATCATATTGCCTTGCGTATCCTTTGGCTTCTTGGTCTAGTCTGAACTCTGGCTCTCGGAGATACCTGCCCCACCATAGAGCCGGTGTCATTCGCATCATCTTTGGCCCAGACTTAAAGGTGCTTGGGCCGACTGACCCTGTTTTATAGACGATGAGAGCCTTTTGTTGTTTCATGTGGATCTTCTCATGCTCGATTATCTCAGCCGGGATCTCTAGCTTCTCCGGGTTATAAATTGCATCGCCGTAAGTATAGAATACTCCGGATGGCTTGATCTTGAGCGCCGCGCATAGATTTCTGTAGATTGGTGGCTTCTTCTCAATGATCTTAACGTCTTCGTCTTTGTCGAGGAACTTTGGCTTGACCCTGTTCCAAAATGATGTTCTCATTTGATTATTGATTATTGATTATTTACTCGTTAACCCAACTAGATGTAATGATAGTATTTACGATGCTTGGTGTTGTAGAAAAGAACGTTTTTTTGTGTTAGTTGGATCAATGAACAAACAATCTTGAGGTAGTGCCAGCTTTCGGTAGCTGAGGTGCTGGCGGACCTCATTTGGTCATCTGACCGTTGCGAACAAGTTATCTTGCTGCACTATCTTTGACTCCACTTCCTGCCTCTTTACGAGACACTCCGGGCATAGGGCTTTCTCTACCAATTGGCCTGGCGGGACTTTGATGTCAAACCACATTGCTGTCAGTTTGGCCCTGCCACAGTCCTTACATATCAACAGCGTTCTCATGGTCTGACCCCTTACATTTTGATTTTACGACTCTCGGCTTCTATTCGCTTACGTCTAGCCTTTCTGATTATCTCCAGGGCATCTTTTTCTTCCTTGCTCATATCAGTTGTGAGGTCTGCTACTTCAATGCTTCGGGCTAGTTCCACCTTGCTCTTTGGCATGAATGATGGGTCTTTTTTCTCGAGCCATTTCCATGCATGCTGTGGATCTCCTAGTCTTGACACAACTGTTTGCTGGGCTTTTATATCTGGCCGAAGCTTTAACTGCTCTTTTCGCTCTATAAACTTCGGGTTCTTTAACTGATAATTATATAATGTCGCCGTGCATATATTCGCATAGGCACAGGCTTTTTCGTCGCTCATGCCGTTCATGAACGCGTCCTCGAGTTTCTGGAGTATATTTTTGTCTATTACTGGTGGTCTGCCACACTCACAATACCCCTCAAGGTCTCTGAACTTCTTACCTTTAGGTCTCTTGGGCTTGTTACATTTTCCGCAGTTTTTATCTCTTGCCATATTCTCTCTCTATAGGGTTTATTTAATCTTCTGGTTTGTAATCTTTAACATTAAAGTCTGCCCCACTTAGAAAATCAGTAGTTTCTTCTCTATCAAAATTCAGTTTCATAAATCCATCTTTATCAATAGCTGATACTTCGGCATACTCATCGTGTTCTTGTCCAGCTTCATCTTCCCACGCTTGTTCAATATAAATTGTATCTCCTACTTCTATTTTTCTGGCTAATTCCATATACTCTTTTTATTTAATAAGTCTATGTAGGGGTTTACTCTCTCTGTGCTGCGTGCAGGGATCGAACCTGCATCTTCGCGGATTTCTGCAGTCCCGCCTGTCTTACCAATTAGACGACCACAGCTCAGAAAGATCAATGGTTATTCAACATTATATTTGAATGATTCTATGTAATCACTGCAAACTACATATATCGCCTCGCTCCATGTTTCCACTCTTTCTTCTGTCTTTGTGACTTTTATCCAGATAATACAATATGGAACAGCTATCGGTGCGATGATAATCATCACTATGTCCACAAACAGGTTGCCTATTATAGTCGCTATGTTTTTTCCCATTGTTTTAGATTATTGATTATACCTCTCCCCTCCCCTCTCGTATGCCTCGTATTTCGCCCAAAATGGCTATTATCGTGGCCCGGAGGAGAGTGGGGGAGTGCTAATAGTCTCCGACGATTGCATCTAGACTCTCTCGATCCTCCAGCGACAAGCAAAGATTCGCCGGGTGATCCGTGTCCAGTAGCAATTCGACTGCCCTCTCTTTTTTGATGAAGAAGCAATTTCTGCCCTCCTCTGTCGGGTGAGGGTTTGGACACATTAGATACATCCCACTAACCTCTAGCTCTACCCCACAGTTTGGACATCTCTTATGTAAAAGATTTTGCCACTTTCGTTTTGGTTTTTCATCTACCATATTATCTTTTTACCATTTTTAAGTATATTTTGATCTTCCGTATAATCCATGTACCTCTGGACTATCACGTCTGCGAACTTCGGATCTAACTCTATGCCGTAGCACACTCGGTTTGTCTTCTCACACGCTATCAACGTCGCCCCGCTCCCTAAGAATGGGTCTAGGACTATGTCATCTACCTTTGAACTGTTGGTGATCGCGTAGACAATCAGCTCAACTGGCTTCTGTGTTGGATGTAGGTATTCTGATGTGGACTCCCGGCTCATGGTCCAGATGGTAGTCTTGCCGGCGGCTTCCGCGTCCTTTTGTCTCTTGGCCCATAATGCTAGCTCTGACTGAGTCTTCTGAAAGTCGATCACACTTGCGTTTGTTCTGTCTCCGTAGAACAGTGGCTTTGTGTCTCTGAATGTGGCGTAGAAAAATGGTTCATGCTTGGCCCTGTAGTCTCCCATGCCTAACCCTGCTGATGGTTTATTCCAGATAAGCTGGTACTTAACATCAAATCCATTCTGACCCAGCGCTTGTTCGAACGCATTTTGTGTTGTCGGACTATGGAATATATAGAATGCAGCTCCTTTTTTCACCGTCTCGGGCCATCGTCCGAATGCCTCAGAAAGAAATATCTGGAAGTCTGCTGAATCCATCTTATCGTTAAGTATCTTGGTTGATGTATTCTCGCCCTGGCCGTTGTAGTCGATGTTGTACGGTGGATCTGTGAACACTAGGTCAGCCTTGACATCGCCTAGAAGCTTCTCATACACTCCCTGGCTGGTTGAGTCTCCAACTATCAGTTTGTGTTGTCCTAGCTGGTACACGTCTCCGACCTTACTCTTTGGCTCGTCCGGGGTGGCTGGCACAACGTCATCGTTCTTGTCAACCTCTAGGATTAGCTTTCTATCGAATCCGGTTAACTCTAGCATTGGGAGTGACAGGTCTTTCAGTTCGCCTATTACTAACTCCATGTCCCACTCGGACTCGTTCAGCTTATTATCAGCCAGTCTGTATGCCTTGGCCTTGTCTGCGTCTATGTCTACGGTTAGAACTGGTATCTTGGCGAGGCCCAGGGTTTGCGCTGCCATGTATCGACCATGACCCACAATAATCACGTCGTCTTTGTCTACGACGATTGGCTGGTTAAATCCAAACTCATTGATCGAGTCAGCTATCTTCTCGACCTGTTTTTTCGGATGTTTTTTGGCGTTGCGACCGTATGGTCTGATTTCGCCTATTGACCTATCCTTAATTTCCATTGCGCTTTATTATTTCATGATAACACTTTAGGGTTGCCTTAACGTCTCCTATGGCTGTGTGCTGGTCATCGAATGCTTTCTCGAAGAAGAACTGATACATCTCGCTTAGCTTTGGCCACTTACTTACTCCCATCACTGGCATTGCTTTCATCATGGTATCAAATCTCTTTTCTTTATCGAGTATCTCACACATCATATCCTTGTCTATTCCTTGTCTTAAACAGTTTGCCTTTATGATCGAGATGTCAAAATATATGTTGTGAGCAATAAGTCTTTTAGAAAAGTAGCAATCGAATAGGAAGCTTTTTAACACAAGCTTCTCGTTGCATCCCTCTTTTTTTGCCTGCTCGGTAGATATGCCGTGGATTTTGGTTGCTTCTTCTGGTATTTCGTATCCGTCCGGGGTTATTAAATAGTGGTTTTCTTTTGATCCATCATCCCCTACGTCTATCCATGCTATGGACGCGATGTGAGGGAACTTGTCAAAGTCTTTTTCCCAATCAAGACCTTTCTCCGGCAAGCCGGTGGTCTCTGTGTCGAATACAATCATGTTTTTAAAGTTAAGTATTTAATTATTTTACCTCTAGAACAACAGACTCTGTCATGTTGCCTGATATGAAAGTTATTGTATGTATGCCTACTGTTTTAAACTCGTAGTGGAATGGGAAGTAGTAAACCACCTTTTGTTGGGTGCCGTCGAAGTATTTTGCTACATTTCCAGTAGTATTTATTGTTTTATTTTGATCTTTATCGGTAGCTGATACCGTAACCTGTGCCATCTTGTCCGGGTCTCCGCTTTTATTAAATACTATCAATCCGAGTTCAATGTAATTAGACTCGTTTTCTATTGGATCTTTGGCGAAGTATTCCCTGTCCAGGCCCTTGCCGTTAATGGGACTAAATATGACAAGTCTTGCTTGTGATACTGGTACTTCTATTTCTTCTTCTTTTTCTTTTTTTGGCATAATTGTTACTTCTTGGATTATTGGTTGCGGTTGCTGAATTGGTACTTCTACTATTTTCTCTATAATTATCACTTGAGGTGGTGGAATCTCTGGCTGTGCTGGTGCTTGCGGTGGGTCGCGGGTTACTTCTGGCTCTTTTATCACTTCTCTAATTATTTCTCTTACAGTCTCATTTTGGGCCTCTGGCACGTTTATGTTGTTTTCTATGTTTATCGTGTCTGGCGCTATGTCAACTCTGATCGTTTCTTTAGCTGTATCAGCCATTGGAGAATCTGCGGGAGCGGTGTCTGAGAGTAGAATCGCTCCGGCCATTATTCCTACTAAGGTGATCGACGCACCAATGGCTATATACTTTTTCATATCTTATTCTTCCTTTAGATGTTTAGGCGTTTCTACAATCATACCACTTGTTGTGACTAATAGCGATGCGATTGATACCGCGCTTTCTACTTGAGCCTTTAAGACATTCGCTGGGTCCATTACTCCAACTCTCTGCCATTGGCCGATCTCTCCTGTTACCACATTGATTGCCTGGCCCTCTTTAATCTCTTGGTCATTGTCCATACCGACATTCTTCAATAGCTGGATAAATGGTACTTTCAATGCCTTGTTAAGAATCTCACTACTGGTCTTGATCCGTGATAGTGTTACTCCGGCTCCGGCTACAACTCCGCCCTTGAACGCTGAATGCGTGGCGTTGATTGCATCTTCCACTTTATATCTTAGTGCCTTTTCTTCACTCTCTGTGGCAGCGCCCACCTTAATTACTCCGACTTTATTAGTGAATCTTGCGATCCTCTTTTTCAGTTTGATTTTGGAGTTCTCATCTACTGATTGGTCCATGGCAGTCGTAATGTCATCTATTACTACTTTGACATCTGCTTTTTTACCTCGTGGGCCTACAATAACGGATTCCTTTTCTCGACAGATAAACCTATCGGCTCTGCCCAGATCAGAGATTGTTGCGTCCTCAATCCTATCTCCCTTGGACTCACTGAACACCTTACCTCCGGTCATCAGCGCCATGTCTTCTAATGCTTGAGTTCTATCTCCGTCGATTTCCGGGGTGCTGATAGCAATTCCTAAGAACTTCTGTTGCATCTTGTTTATCACTAATGTTGAGAGTGCTGTCTGTTCAACGTTTTCTGCAATGATTATTAGGCTGGTGATCTTCTTGGCCACAAGCTTCTCCATTATTCCGATGACGTCCTTGGCCTCTGTTAGCCGGTAGTCAGTGAATAAGATATAAGGCTTTTCAACCACAGCTTCCATTCTCTGACCGTCAGTTACCATGTATGGACTAATGTATCCTCTCTCGATGGTGATTCCCTCTTTTAGCTCTGAGAATGTCTCCATTGTGCCTGACCGATCGACTGTCAATGATCCCTCAACTCCTAGATCATACCATGCGTCTGCTATAATCTTTGCCACTTTTTCGTCGTCGAAACTAACTAGGGCAACCTTTAGCAATTCTTCTCTGCTCTTAACTGGTTTTGCCTCAGCATTAATGTAGGCCTCACATTCTTCAAATCCTTTTTTGAGTTCCTTTTCAATTTTCCGTCCGTCTTTTACTCCCTTGGACACTTCATTGATAATTGCCTGTAGAATAATGAGCGCTCCGGTGGTACCATCGCCAACACGATCGTTGGTTCTGATGGCTGTCTCTCTCACAACCTTTAGCACTGCATTTTCTGCGGCATCTCCTAGCTCCAGGTCACGAGCGATTTGAACTCCGTCATCTAGGACGTGTCCATGAGTTAGTTTGCTGATAATAACCTTATTACCTGCCGGGCCGAACGTTGGCTTGATAAGGTCGACTGTTTTATCTACGGCCGATTTAATAACATCAAATGTGTTATTCTGTACGATTTTTACTTTTTCTGACATATTAATTTATTTTAATTATTGTTCTTTCCGGGTGATACAATTTCATATACACCCTCTTGGTTGATCCAAAGTCTTGAGCGAACTGTCGGACGTGAGCCTTAAGATAATGTGCGTTATCTATCCTGCCCTCGTACCCCTTATTCCATCTAAATACCTTACCGCATATCTTACATGTCTCTCGCAGTCTAGTGGGGCTTTCTCCTGTTTTAGCCATGTCATGGGGCTGGCCGAATCTACAGCCGAACCTGGTGCCATAGCGTACTGGTTTATTTATCATCTTAAAAACGCAATGATATCTTCTTCAAGCACTAGTTTGTATTCGACTTTTTTACCTTTTTCTTCTCTCTCGATTTGTTCGCCGGCAAAAGCACCGTATACAACCTCATCTCCTTTACAGATGTCTGGCACATTTTCTCCTACTTCATAAACAGTCCCGAACGCTTTTTGCTCTGTTTCTTCTTGAGCCGGCAGAATAAGTCCATGCTCGGTTTCGTGAGCCTCCTTTGGGGTTGGCCTTACGAGTACCCAATTACCTCTTGGTATGATTTTTTTCATAATTTTATTGTAGTTCTGAGAGAGGAGTGTCTCGTCCTGCTCTCTTGTTTTTTTTAATTATCTCTTTCCGCGCTATGGTTGCCTCATCCTCTGGCAATATAATGACACCCTTTGGTCTGGGGCCAGCGTTTACCATCTTGGTCTCTACTATCTTGATCCTCTTTTCAATCCCTGCCCTAAAAAATGCAAGGATTAAAAATACTAATATAGATGTCAAGAGTCCTAAAATGTAGCCGAGGATAAGGTCCATATGTTTATGCTTCTGGGTTATCTAATTTTGGTGCTGGTGCTGGTGCGGCTGTGTCTCCCTTAGGCACTTCTCTACCTCTCATACTAACAATGATTGGATCAGCTACGACCCGTCCATCTGGTAAAATCTTTGCTAGAGCCGATAGGCCTAGTTCATATTTACCAAGCAATGGTCTTAACTCACCATTAAACCCGTCGATCCGCTCCTCTAAATCCTTTTCCACTGGTGGCTGGGCCGGCTGGGCCGGTTGAGCCGGGGGAGTTGGAACTGGTTGCTTTTCTTCTTTTTGTTCTGACATAATTCTTTTGATTATTTAATTATTTTATTCTAATTCACTTTCATAAGCATCCCCTGCGTGATACCCCTTGTCATACAATGTAACTCTATATTTTATTACACCGTCAATAATACCGGAAAACCTTTTTCTTTTTAAAATTACCATGACATGCCCGGACCCTGTCTTGTGTGTTTTTTTATCACCCGGTTCAAATTTAAAATCCATCTTTTTTGATTATTAATTACTTTTACCCCATCTTTTTTCGGCTCCCTTTCTGCCGATATCACTCATGTATTTTGCGCCTTTCTTTTTAAATGTAGCTTGACCTCCTCTACGACCAACCAGAGCATA